GCATAAGTCCCGACATCAGCTCGAAAGAGGGTGTTAGTGGCGGCGCTTCTTGCAAGCGCGCCGAGTGCCGAGCGGCCAATCGCGTCGAAACCAAGCAGCGACATCAGTAATACTCGTCGATGATGATGATGCCGTTTCCTCCGACGCCGCCTGCTGCGCCACCAGAGCCGGGAGTGCCACCCGCAGAACCGGCGCCAACAGCATAAGCGTAGGACGCGGCCGGGCTGCTGATCAGCTTTTCGCAGTAACCTCCAGCCGCACCGCCTGAGCCACCGCCGCCCGTTGAGTTAGCGCCGCCGCCACCACCACCGGCACCTATAGAGCCTTGAGAGCCGGGGGAAACAGCCCAACCACCGTATCCGCCGCCACCAAAGTAGCTGCAGCCGCCCAGAGCGCCCTGCGTCATGCCGGCAGGAGAGCCGCCAGCTCCGGGCGAAGCAGCACCAAAACCGCCCCACACGTTGATGTCACCACCGCTGGCCGTGCCACCTACGGTCCCGGCAGAGCCTGCACCACCCGCGCCAGAACCACCATTTGCGGTCAGGAACGATGTGCCGAATGTGGTCGCGCCAGCGGTGCTGCTTGCAACCGCACCAGAACCGCCCCCAGGGCCGCCCCCTGATCCGCCACCACACATTCGCACCAGAAGCGCCTTGCACGCGGCTTTCGTGGTGTATGTGCCAGAGCCGCTGGTCAGCACAGTCCGCGTCCAATTGCCGGGCGTCGTCGCTGCGGCGATATTCGAGCGCGCCTGCGCCTGCTGCGCGGCGGTAAAACCATTCGTCTCCTCGATCGAGACCAGATCCTCCTTCAGGGCAACGATTGCGACTTGCGGCGCGGAGGTGAAGCTCACCTTCGACGTTGTGCCGGCTGAGGTGAACAGGATCGTTGTCCTGGCGAGCGAGCCGGTCGAACTGTTGTAAGCCCCTTCGCCCACCTCCCATTGCGTCAGGTCGGCACTCTCGGCGCGATATTTGTAGAGCCGGCCATTGACCGCCCCGGCCGCAGCGGGGCTCTGATAGCCCTGCACTACGGCCGCATAGGTCCAATCTGTCGTGCCGCCTGCCGTCGGCAAAAATTTGCAGATGTCGAGAAGAGCTGCCATGTCAAGCAATCGTCAAAATGCCGTTCACCTGGTCGAGATCGACCGTGAAGCTGTTGCCATTGGTCAAGGTGATCGCCGTGCCATAGTCCCACCAGCCGATCAGTGGCTGCCCGGATGCGGTCGAGTTGTAGAGCACCGCATATTGAAACGGGCCGATCGAACCACCAGAGGCGGTCCAGCTCGGATCAGTGCCGCCGGTGAATTTAAAGGTGCCGCTGCTCTGCGCGCCCGTGATCGTGCCAACGGATGCGCCACCGGCCGTATAGCCATTCGCCGTCGCCAGATCAGCCGGCGTGCCATATACCGTGTTTGTCGCGACCGGCGGATTGGAACCGCTAACAAGATACACCTTGTAGACCTGCGCGGTGCCGGTCTGCATCTGGTGCTTCCCGCTTGCCAGATCCTGTACGAACACGTTGAACTTGTTGAAAGCTGCCATCGAATCTCTCCTCTAAAAGACCTGTCCCGAGACCCGCATCGTCATCGGCCCTGCGTTGAATGTGGATGTCAGGCCGAGGGTGTTCAGATCGCCCAGTGCACTCGTCAGGCCGAGAGCCCAGGTCTGGATGCGAGCGTCTTCCTTGATGTACGGCGCGGCCTCCAGCAGCGCGCCGTAAAGGTAGAGATCCGGCGCGGACGCCAGCAACCAATTGGTCCCGCCCGAGGCGAGCGGTGGAATCATTCGGCGGTAGACCATCTCGATCGTGTAGACAGCGTCGGGCGTCGGCGCGAGCTCCAGCTCATCGCCGAAGATCGTGAAGTAGCGCGGCTGTGCCGGAACGTCCGCTGTCGAGGCGCGATATTCGTCGATCTGGACGCCGGATCTGAATTCGAGAGATGGCTTTCCGGACGCGCTCGACAGGCGGATGCGGCGCATCGATTGAAAATCGGACGGCAGCGCGATGAACTCGGGCTCGGCTGACGACATATCGACGACTGCGATCGAGCGCTGCTCCATCTGCCGATGAAACAATTGGCGATTGAACTTGGCTTCTGCGAGCTGGATGAAGCTCGGTATCCGGGCAATCAAGGTCGTGTCCTGATCACGCGCCAGGTATTCGACGACGGCGGATTGTAGCGAGATATAATCGACGATCAGTGTCACGATGACCTCTCAGTCCAGCCTGCCTGCAACCTCGGCCGGTCGGTTCGCAGATAGGCCCAGTCGGGATCCTGGAGCTTCTTCTGCACGATCAGGTCGAATTCGGGCGTGAACGGGCGCAGGGACGTGTTGCCCCTGTCGTGCTCCTCATTCAGCCATTTGACGTAGATGACGTTGGGGATGCGGGCCACGTGCCGTCCCCAATCGCTGCGCTGCTCGTCGCGGCGCGACTCCTTGTTCCAGTCCAGGATCGGCGCGACGTCCTGGATCTGCTCGATCGCCAGGCGCTTGCCGTCGCCATCGAAATGCGGACGCAGCGTCAGGCCGCTCATCAGGACAGCTCCGTGATCCATAATGTGCCCGCGGTCGCTGTCACGAGGCCGTTGGTCGGCGCCTTGATCGCGGCAATACTCTGGCCGGGCGTCACCGTGACGTACTCGACGGCGTTGGCGGGCAGGAAGATGTCCGCGATCGTTGCCGTCTGGTCGCCATCCCCGATGCGATAGCAGCAGGCGGAACTGGTCGCGAGCCGGAGCTGGTAGGTTTCAGAGCCGAACTTGCTGGCCGCACCGACGCTGCCGTCGAAGGCGATGGTTTGGGTGATGCCGACCCGAGATGATGGCTGCTTGGGGAAAAACGACATCTCAGGCTCCCTGCAATGCGACGGAGAAATGCATCGGCACCGAGGCGCCGGACGCCCCGGACGGCGTGAGCGCAATCACGTCGTCCGCGTTGAGATAGGTCGGCGAAGCCGGCACCGCGGAGAACAACTGGCCAGCAGCGGAGGCAGCTTGCGGCACGGCGAAGCTCGCGACTTGCGCGGAGTTGACGGTAGCGGTCACGGTGCCGTCCGCCGTGGTGATGGCGCCGCCCAGGATGCCCGTCACCTTGAGGAGGCGGCAGCGGAATGGCGCGCGGATATAGGCAGCAACGGGCGTCGAGCCGCAGGATGGCGTGTAGGCGGTCAGGTCGGCCGTGTTCAAGGTGCGATTATCTGGAAGCGACATGCATGATCTCCAAAAAAGAAAGGGCGGCCCGAAAGCCGCCCACAGGTCGAGATGATTAGATTGATGATCAAGAGGTGGTGTTGTCGAAGATGCCGCCGCTTGCTTTCTCATTGCGCGCGACCAGCGCATATTCAGCGAGGATCTGCCGGCGGTCGGAGTCGCCGGTCTTCGCCAGTGGGATCGAGATCATGTTGCGACCGTTGAGATAGGCGACCGCCCACTTGTCCATCTCGAGCACCAGCACGTCGCGGGCGCGCTGAAAGCGGCTGGCGACCACCTTGAGCTTGCCGAAGTCCGATTCATAGGCGTCGACCGAAGCAACGATCTTCTTGGATTTGGCTTCTTCGATTGCGGTGGAGCGGCCGGTGAACGTCGAGAACACCTGTTTGTTGAAGGCGCCGGTGAGGATCGTGCCAGGCTTGCCGCCGTTGATCCAGATCGAGGACAGCACGGTCTTCAGGCGCGCCTCGGTAAAGGCGATCTGCGTGCCGTCGGTGCGGCTGCCGGTGCCGTCGGCCGCGGCCGGATCCGCCGCGCCGCCGGCCGTGCCCTTTGACGTGTTCGAGAAGATCCAGGACAGCACGGATGCCGTCTTGCGCGGGGTCGTGGTGTTGCCGACCAGCTTGGCCTGGTTGGTGCCGCAGAGGATCGTCTCGAGGTCGCGCTTCAGCTCGAGACCTTTCAGCATCTCCTGATAGGCGAGCTCGTTATCGCGGCCGGCATGGTCGACCGCCTGCTGGGTACCGGAGACGCGCGCGACCTTGTAGGAGATCTGGCACTGATTGCCGAGCCGGACCGTCGGCGTGGTGACATTGGTGTTGGGATCGTCGCCTTCCAGCTGCGCGTTGGTGTTGTCCGCCGGCGCCAGCGCCTGCGTCTGCCATTCATGGTTGATGGCCGTTGCCTTTTCTTTCTCGACGCCGCTCATGAAGGGCGTGTCGACCGGATCGATGCGATAGATCATGTCGCTGAGATCTTCGCGATTGCCGACCGCCTGGTAGGTGACAAAGGTTGAAGTCGGAGTGGTCATAAGTTGTCCTTGTGATTGGGCCGGCGCCGCTGCGCACGGCGTAAACGTCGGACAGACGCTCACGCTGGCTCAGTCATTGCCCGCGCGTGCCCGCGCGTTGCAGGCAGGGATGTTCAGATGTCGTGCTGTCACTCAGATCTCGCGGTCACGGTCGCACGGAGCACATTGCTCCGGTCCGGCTCGTTGCGAGATGTCTTCGCCGGGCGCCCGCATGCGTGCTGGGGTCGGCGTCGGCTATCAGCCGATTCGCACTTCGGCGGCCATTGGGCCGCCGAAACGCGAAAGAAATGGCATGATTCCGCAGATCGTCATGCCGCATGAAAAAACCGCTTCGGACTGTCCGGAGCGGGCTATCGAAATCTTGCGATGTTATGTTTATGCAGGTGATTTGCCCGACGTGTCAACGCCTGATTCGATTTGGATCGGAGGAGTGTCATCCACAATCGAGAATGAACTGACTACTCGCGTTTCGTAGGCTAAATTACTTCACGCTAATAACGCAACCGCGTGCTGAGATAGCGCACCGGGGCCGCTTGTCCAGGCGGCCAAGCTGGAGGTGCCGGCTCATCCGGATTAATTCCCGAAATGGCTTCCGTGACAGGAGGGATACCGTTGCCGTCGCCTATAACGCCTGGCTTGTTGCTTGGCTGCTCCCCATATCCATAACTATTAAAAGGAGACGGCGGCTGCCGCGTAGCTGCGCCAGCCGCGTAGCCCTGCGCGATGTTGGCTTCATTGATCTTAGAGAGTCCTGCCTTGCCGTTCGTGTCAATGTCTGGCTTAAGAACTTGCTTACTGAAGATGTTGTGCGCCCCTCCGCCAAATTCCGCCAGGCCGCGCGGCAATCCAGCCGCACCTGTAACATAGCCAAAATGATCGGAGGCCGCGCTCGTGTAGCCTCGGACAAACGAATGCGGCGGAATTCCCCAACGCGGATTCCGCTGCAACTCTTCAGCCCCCCCGGGCCAGAAATAATGTGTCATCAGGCCGAGCGTCCCGCCCGGGATTCCAAGTCGGTGGACAGCCTCAAGTGTGGCGGCGGCGTCTCGCGCGGCCGTTTCTGTATAGCTGGCAGGAACGACAATATAGTTATTCGGGTTTGCAACCTTTCCGTCTGTCTGATTGCCTCCCGCACCATCGGAGTAGAGATTGGCATTTTGCGAGGCACCCGGAACTGGATCGACCACATACATGCCATTTCGCACGAGAAATTTCGAAGGCACATAACCCGTAATCTTTCTCGAATCGTTCTGATCGGTGGCAGCAGCATAAAAGATACGATCTGACACTTCCAACTCCTAGTTGATAAACTGAAATTCTTCAAAGAATTCCACGAGACGCTCGCGATACCTATCCGGATAAATCGCCATCGAATCTTGCAATTGGGATCGCTGCAGTCATCCTTTCATATCGAGCACGCCGACAACGACCGCGTAGTAGTTTCCAAACAAATGGTAGGCCGTTCGATCGCGCTCTACAGTCACTTCCTCCGTCGCAGCGGCCATCACTCGCTTCCATTCGGGAGTTCGCTCGGACGCAGGCAAGATGAATTCGCCCGTGGTGTCGTAGACGATATAGTCAAAATAGTCGCCGCGATCGAAGCTTTGGCAAAAGCCCGCAGTTTGGACGGCGCCATTCTCGACGAAGTCCGAAAGCCGGCATCTGGACGAATAGTCAGAGACCAACTTGGTCTTGGCGTAAAACCCCAAAACCCTAAGCCACTCACGCGTCTCCGGAACACCGACGTAGGGAAGAACGAGCAGCAGCCAGGTGAGCGCAAAGACGATGCTCAACTTCTTGTTTCGGCGTACGAGGGCCTCGACAGACAGGCAGATCAGGGGAATCAAGAATAGAAGAGCGGCAAAGAACAGCCAGACCAACGCAGCCGGGGCGAAGAAATAACAGAACATCCCGCCATAAGTATCGAGCAATGGCACGGCGATCGAGATGCCCCTGAACCATTTCATGCTATTTTCCTTCGCCCCACGAACCTGCACAAAGCTCTTTGCAAGAGATGAAGAATATGGCCGAAAACCGCAACAAGCGTGATCGGGACGAGGTTTGTCGCAACGTAGGATAAACCGAAAATTGCTGAATCGACCAAGCCGCTGTGGAACGAAAACAACATGATAAAGCTTAATGAACATTGCATTCGCGCAGATCAGGATCAGAATAACTAGTAACACAGGATGCCGCCCAAGCATCAGCCAGTCGAGCGAATCAACCG